CTAAACACTCATTTCACAAGTCAATATCATTAATCCCTTTTTTGTAAAATCCCTATGTACAACCTTATAACTACCCTCAAAAGTGAAAGTATTATTCACCTGAAATTTATCCCTATTCAATGCATTATCCTTAACCACTACAATAATCTGATTATCAGGCACTCTTATTGCTGCAGAATCATCAACTGAAAAGGATTTATTATCTACAATGGAAGGAACATAAACTGGATCACCTGTAGTACACTCAAATATTGGTTCCCCAAAGTCATTTTCCGCCACTTTTTCACAAACTTCTTCACCTGGTAATTCAATCATTACATTACAATGTCTCATTAAGGCTTTATACTTTTCTCCACGTTTACTAATGGATTCAGTAATAACCAAATACTTCTCATTGTCTAATGACACCATATCGCCTTGTGAGACAGTTTCAAGAGTATGTATATGTCTTTCTTCGTATTCATTTAAAGGTGGATTAGTAATAACTGAAATTCTTTCTACATCATTAATTAATACCTTTTGTCCTGCTTCATTAAATAAAAATTCTAAGTCGGCTGAATTGGCTTGAAACAATGTTCTAACCTCCTGTCCATATTATTTTAAAATAGATTATCCTTCTTACCCACTTGTTACCGCATTATTACCGAGTGCTTGTATTTTTCATTACCGCAATGATTACCGCCTTACGGGTAATTACCCCACACCCTCGGTAACATAAAAATGGGTAGTTTGATTGTCGGGTAATAAGAGTTAAAAATTACTTTTCTACAAAACAAACTCAATCAGAGAACAACATAAAAAAGTTAGATTCATTCTGCAATTGTTCATCCGTTTTTAATGTTCTAATTTTCCGCTCTAATTGATCAATTCGATTCATTAAATTCTCATGAAAATCTGAAACTGTCATATCATCCATTTTGTATGACTTCATACTGGCAGGATTATTTGCAATTGATTCAAGGATAGACAATGCAGCACGATAAATATTTTTCTTGTTAGTTGCTGATTCAGGGTTGTATTCTGTGAATGGCTGTAAGTCGTTTTCTTGAAGGTAAATGGATAGTTCATCCTGTCCTAGCGATATACACTTAGTTTCTAATTCTAAACGTTGAAGATTGTTCATTGTTTCATCTCCTTTTGGTAAAATAAAAAAGCACCCAAGAGGATGCTTTAATCTAATAATTTTTTAAGTTCTTCTTTCTGTTCTTGACTTAAGCCATGGTTACTCCTAAGCCACTCGTGGACTAACTTATACACTCCCCAAGGTTGTAACCCAATCTTATTATCACCATCACCTAGTTGATTCCCTATATCGACCTTTCCATTAATTGAGATCGAATACCATGGCGATTCAGCATGATTGTAAGTACTTAAATCTTCTTTACTCCAACTCATATTACTACCTCCCTTTTATCTACTATTTTCGACACAAAGGGAGATATTTCCTTTTAAAAGAACACAATTAGTGATCCAATTGTTACACAAATATAGATTAAACTTTTCACGTTATCAGGTAGTTTTTCTTTAACCTTATATGTACCATATGTACCTTTTACCTTTTTCAATTTGATTGAACGAGGTTGAAAGTCATCATATCCTTCCTGTTTCTTTAGTTTCTTTGGTAAATGATTCTTGGAGACAAACCTTCCTTTCTCATCACGTGGTAAATTGTTAAAATGACCCTCTCCAGTTAAATTTCTCTCTAATATGTTTTTTTGTCTGTGAGTCATTTTCACTTTCCTTTCGTTGATTTTTTATGCTTGTCCTGATGCTAATAATCATTTGTCTCCAAATAGACAAATAATATACCAAAAATCTATAAAAATATTTAATATGAAATAATTTAATATGAAATAATTTAATATAAAAAGAGAGTGACTTTGCAGCCACCCTCAATTCGTAATGTTATTAAATTCTTTACAAATGGTAAAAAGAAGAGTCTCATGACAACTTTCTTCTAAAATGTACTCTATTTTAGAAGTGAATGGTTTTTTAATTCATAAATATCATGAATAACTCTTTCAATAATTCTTAGTGATTGAAGTAAGTTATATGGATATGGATCAAGAATGTCATGCATGGCATCATTACCAATGTCTTTAATTTTCTGTAAAATTAATGCATGAGGAAATATTATCAATCCATTCTCAAATAAACCAAAAATTTTCCCAGGTAATTTCTTACTTATAACCTCCTTACCTTTGTCATCGAGATATTTGGAGCCATCATCATTATAAAGATGTCCTTTGGAGATACCTAATTCTTTACATATCCCCTCAATAATTGCTCTAATACCTGCAGCGCATAATATGCGGTGATTAAGATTATAAGATTCTACTACCTGAATATATAATTTTTTTAAATTAGGAGGTAAATTACTGAATGACATGGGTTTCTTCAAAGATTCTTTAAATTTTGGACTAGGTGGTTCTTCAGGATAAACTTTAAATTCGTCTACCCATTTCCGTTGTCCATCAATATATTCCCACATATCCTCATCACCGTACTGGTGGACAAACGCTTTTTTATTACAACCAGCACATTTCACAATGTAATAGTTATCATGCCAATGGAAATCAGCATCCTGTTCGGATTTTTCTTTGTATGACAATATTATTTTATGATTTGTTTTCCCCTGACACTTTGAACAATAAACTGGTTCCTCTAAATCTTCCATATGATTAGCATTTCTCATCTGACACACCTACAATTCAACTAAAATATGGTAAGTGTATTTTATCATAATTTTTATTGGGTGTGTAAACTGGTATGCTAGGCGCCTCAATTTTATGTTTAGGGGTATCGGCTATACATACTATATATTGATTTTTAGGAATTTGAATCACCCCTATAAGATCCATTATGCCGTGATTGACCCTAATTGGAATAATTTAGGCTATATAATGACCACTACCTTAATACTGTTGTGTACTTTTTTATAATTTATAACCAATTACCATTTAACACCATTAAATTTTAAAAAAATGGTTCTACGTGGAATCATTTTCAGCAGTTTATTTTTTATATAATAGCCAGCCCTATAATAACATGTGCGTAACAGTGGATATATTACTCACATTATCAATCCCTTGCCACGCTTACATTTCTATTTAACTGTCAAGTGTTTTCACTTTACATTTAGTTATTCCTTATTGTCCTTACTCGTGTCCTTATTATTCCCTACACTACTTCCCTCTTTTACAATCCTATCTAACTCGAACTGTACGTCAGAAGTATACGGACTATCCTCTAACACTCCAATTAAACTTATTGCTCCCATTTCCCTCAACTCTTTAAGATTCTCAATAATTTCCTTATCATTGCTTGGAGTTGCATACTGGAACACTACATCAATTGTCTCAAATTCATCATCATTAAACTTGATCCCTTTGTATCCTAACAATGTTCTTATCTTCTCAAACCGTTCCTCTAAGCCTTCTCTTATAAACTGTTCATTCATACCTGCTTTAATATTAGCCAATTGGAATAATAACTTGATACTTACCTCACTCAAGTTACTTATATCCGTTTTATTCATACTCACAGCAGGAGTTTGTGACACATCTAATAGTGATTGCAGCAAAGTCTTATAAATAGTTTCAAATGATTTATAATCCAACTGATTACTAAGAAACTTAGCGTCTGCTCCATCATCTAGATTAATCCCTTTACCTACTACCTCACTAGGCATTGATTCACCTTTTAATTGCTGACCTTGAGTAACAAATATTGGATCAATAAACTTATAGAAGGAATCGGTATACTTACTAATCAAATCCTCCATGCTATCCAATATACTTATCCAATCATCTAACTCTGAACGACCTTCAACATCTGACATTTCATTATCATTATGATAGACAATAGGCAGTCCACTAAGATTAGCAAACCTTTCAACTAATCTCATATCACCACCAGCATTATCATATTTACTTACTACATCTTCCTCATACACTACATAGTAAGAGATACCATCACATACAAATGATTCAATGAATGCTAACAACTCATTGTTCTCATCATATACAGGATAACCCTCACTAGGATCAATCAACTTAGATTTGATTACACTCTTATCCATATATACATACTCTGCTACACGACCATATTTAAGTATCTTATCGAGTAACTTTAGATTCAAACGGTCATATTTACCCTTACGATTAACCCTCTGGTATTCCTTAATTATCCCCTCATTACCTGTTAAAGTTAATGGATTCTGCAATAAATATGCCTTCTGAAAGTTTATCAGCGTTTTAGCATACTGGAGAACAATCTTTCTAGGATTGAATTCTTTACCATTGTATTTATAACTCGACCTTTGCAATATCTTATGATTTCCATTTAAATATTCTTTCTTAATCCATACATCTTGAACAAGTTGCTGGTTATGAATACTTTGTATTTCTTCAACAAACCAATAATTAGTACCGTCATATTTTTCTTTTATGTACCGTTCTAATTTTTTCAATGATTTCACTCCTTTTTATGGAATTTACCTTTTAGGATAAATTGACCATTAAATACATATTTAAAAATTTTTGGTAAAAAATAAAATTATCATGGCATAAAGGAGAAGAACATATGTTAACAAACTCTAATAGAAAACTCCGCATTTTAATTTGGATGGGATTGGGTAGTGCTCTTCTTTCAAGTTTTTTTAGTGCCATCATAATAACCTATTTAGTTAATATAAATAGGAGGGTTAAGCGTTCAGATACCAACTATGGCAAATAACTGCCGTATAAGTAGCCATTAATTTTAATGGTTAAGTTCAATCTGAGGACTTATATCATATATCTACATAATATTTACTTTGTTTCATTGCTTGACAAACCATAGCCACAGCGATAACTAAGTCATCATGCAATTTCACACCTTTTTTATTTCCCATCTTGCCATTATTGTCCTGATAAATTTTCATTTCCTCTAATGTCTGTACACATTCGATATTAATAAGCCCTAACTCAAAGTTTTCCTTCATGTCATTTATAATGATTGGCTTAGTAACATTGGTTGTCATGAATCCAAGTTGAAGTTTCTTTTTACCTTTCTCATTGAATATCTTCTGTTTAAGCAAATTCATATAGCCATATTCTTTCCGTAACTTCTCAAGTAATGGCAGCCCATAACTATTCCGTTCAACTGCAAGAAACGCATAATTAAAAAACCTGCCTAAACTGTTCACGATTTCCGCAAACTTATAGACAGGAATATCATTTGTATAGAATGAAGCCATTTGCTGACCTTCTGCATTGAATATACTCATAGTTGAATTATCATTATTTCCACCAGTACCGGAAGCAACGTCAACTCCTCCATAATGTTTCATACCACGTTTAGGCATATGGTAAATGAACAACTCTTTATTGATATATGGCTTTAAAACATCAGGTAATTCCTCATATACATCATTTGTAGATAATGGAGGAACAACATTCTGTAACCGTTCAATAATCTTTTTAGTTTCAAATACAGCCACATTACTTGTCTGAAATGCTTCATCAGGAGTAGTAGGAAATTCACGCTGAAACTTTTCTAATGAGTTTGTTTCTATGTAATAACGTCTAAACATCAATTGTCTGAAAGTAGCACCGTATTTCTTATGCAATTCTTTTTCTTCATGCTCAAAGTCTTTAGAGGTCATTCTACTTCCCTTATTATGTAACCTAAACCATTCCTCTGCTTCATCAAAAGAATGCTTAAATTGATTGCTATAAGCCTTAGCAAGCCAACTGTAAAAGTGTGCCTTCCATACTGATTCTTTACCTCTAAATGCCTTCATGAACATTTCTTGATATGTATTAAATCCCATTGCTGTACTCTCGATGATTATTTTACTGTTAGGATTCTTGGCCAGGGCAGGAATAGAAGTTGCAATAATTTCTTCCTGGGCTTCATTTGGATACTTTGCCATCTCTGAAAGGTGGACCAATTCAAATGTATTACCTGAAATAGAGTCCTCTCCACCTGCAGTTGCTACTTGAATCCTTGATCCATTTTCAAAGTAAATTTCATCTCGGTTACTGATAATCTTCTTAGGGAACAAATGAGAATATTTTGGGTTATCATGTGGAAGGGATTGATACATTTTATTTATCCGTCTTAATAATGACTGTGTAACCTTATTATGATGTGTCATCATTAAATAAGAAGTGTCACTTTTAGTTATTGCACTGTACAACATGTAACTTAAAGACCAAGTTGTAAAACCAATTTGGCGTCCCTTGAGAATGATATTATATTTGACCATTTCATCAGTGAATTGTTCCTGTTCAGGATTAAGCACAAAGGGAACTGAATTTCCGTTATTATCAATAATTTTAATGAAATTCTTTGCAAATAATCGAAAGTCACCTAACACCTTTTGCAATGCTTTACTTTGCTTAGTTTTAACTGTCATCTACTCACCTCCAAACAAAAAGAAAAGAGAGGAGTTCACACAGAACACCTGCCTAATCTAAAACTAAATCATCATTTTCTTCTGATTCTTCCTCTACAACATTAAATGTTTTAGCAGCCAATTTTGCATTTTGTTGAATATCCTTCTGAATAGACAAGAAAAGACGGATAAACTTTTCGTCACCGTCTTTTGCTTTATCAACAATATTCTTATAGATCACATCATAATCATTGGCTACTTTACTATCTAACAGAAGTAAAACTAAATTTTTATATTCCTGACTCTTTTCCCAACGGATAAAACCATTCAATGTCTTTAAACCGACTGTTTTTAAAAAATCATCTTCTGACTTTTTGGGAACACCTTGTACAAACCGAATATCATGTTTCCATTCAAAATATGCTCTCTTTTTACCCTCTGTCTGCTTTAAGGCTTCATAGATATTCATTATTTATCACCTTCTTTTTCATCAAGGTAAGTAAGGGTTTCATTACAAATTCTCAAATTTTCTTCACTTAGTCGCTGATATTCTTTAATATTCTCCTGCATAGTCTTAACTCCATCTTGCATTGACTGGATATTTCTCTGCATATCTGAAATATTGCTTTGAGAATCTTTAATTAATACATGAATGTCCTGACATGCTTCTTTAATTTTCTGCTGCTTAATTTTGAATAGGTTAAATAATTTCATTATAAATTCCTCCTGATTATTTGATTGAATAGAAAAAGAGGACTGAAAATAATTTTCAACCCTCTAAAATGAAAAATCGAAAAAGTTATAAATTGACGGTATATAGAATATAGGATTTAATTAATTGAATATTATAATATTGAAATTTAATAAATAAAAAAGTTATAAATTAAATTTACATATCTCCTAGGTTAATCACCTATATTAATATGTACCGTCAAAATATAACCTTTTCAAAAATCAATTTAATATGGAAGTTCTTCAATAGGAAAATCAACTGTATTTCCGAACATCTTAGTAAATTCCTCTTCCTTCTTCTTTTGGTACTCATCAATCTTCATTATTTTCATCTTCTTATAGAATTGTGGTTTATAAGTAAATAAATCAAATTCATTTGCTATGTATGTATTTGCTTTCCTTTCCTTTGGATCAAGTGCTAAACAAAAATATTCTTGATTATGTACTGCTTCTATTAGTTTGAATTTCCTCAACTTATCAAGATACCTAAGGAGAGTTTTTTCTGCAATACCTGTTTGAAGAACCATGTTTTCAATTGAAATATCCCATCCACCAGTATAGAAGTCATTCATTCTTTTAATATACGCATAGAGGTAAAAACCAATCGTTCCAATATCCTCATTTCCCATACAGTACATGAACACTTCAAAAGGAATCATATGAGTATTTTCAACTTCAAAGAAAGTACCGTCTTCATCTTCATCTGAATTTCTATAAAAACTTTTTACTGGAAATTTAATATTGTATTTCTTAGGAATATTATATATATCTAGAATTTCACTTTTAGTAACTAAAGGATTATGCTTCATTTCAAACTCATAAATTTCACTTAACATCTCAAATTCTAATCCTTCAAATTTGTCATATTTCCACTGAATAGGAAAATCACTAACAGTTATTGTGTAATCTAACTTATCTAACAAACCTTTTTTCTTAATGAGATAATCTAATCCTTTTGTATTTGCGTGATAACCTAGAATTTCATTTATAATTCCTTTTGTAATAATTCCTTTACTGTTTAAGTGTTTTGCGTATCTATATAGCCAAGTAACTAGATATATATAGGAATATGCAAAGGCAAGGTGAGGACTGTTTTTAATAGCCCCTTTTAAATCCACAAACACCTCATTCGCAATAAAGATTTTGGATTCCTTTTCGTTATACTGTAATAGTTCCTCAATTTCTTCAAATTTCATCTTACTACCTCCGAATATATATTGATTTTATTTTTTTGGATTTGGAATGATTACTTCTTGTAATCAGCAAGTGCCTTTTGCAATTCTTCTGTGATTAGATATAAGGAAAATAACTTTTTACTCTTTGGATCTTGAGCCACTGTTATATAGGAAAATCCTCGTTCCTGCAGAAAATCCGAGACACGTTTTGTATAGCAGAAAAAATAGTTCATGATTTAACCTCCTTTTTTGATTGATTCAATAATAATGTTCGGGTTTTTTTGTATATTCACTACACAGAAAACACGAACGTTCGTAAATAGGTTATTAAGCAATGTATGTATATTTGAAATATTTCTTACCTGTTAAGGCGAAACTGACAACATTTTCACCTAATTTGTCCTTTGATTGAGTTTGAAAAGTATTTCCTTTACCTTCCTTAAATTGATTCCTTAGAGTAAATTGCTGTGTTGGCAATTCTATCGGAAAATCAAAAAACCCCTGCAAATCTGCAAGGGGTAATTTAGTTTGTAAGTAACCATCTTTATTCAGTTGTATTTTTGCCTTAGTCTTATACTTTCCTTGAAGAAACTCATACTCAATTTCCGTTGTTTCATTTAATAAATCAATTAATTCCTCAAAGCCTAATAATCTTAAATACTCATTATGAACCTCTCTAAACGCTTCTCTATAGTGTCCTAAGTAACTTGAATCCACACATAGCAGCAACATCTTACCTTCCTTAGTTTTCGGTAAAGGTAAGCCATAAAAACTCCACATTGTTAATGCTGTAGACATTGCATATTTCTTTGTGTAGTTTCCACTATGAACCTTTAACAAGGCATTTATATTGGCTGTCTGTGGATTCACATAGTCATTTTCATTAATTCTAATTACATGATTACACCATGATTTACCCTTATGGAGTGCAAGGTCTATTCCTAATGCTTTCTTATCATCTGATCTATCTGCAACATACAGTTTGTTAAAGTTATAGAAATAGTTAATATCATTTCCTTTGACATGTTTTTCAATTGCACTGCCTAAAAGGGAATCAAAATCATCTGTTAAAATTAATGAATTTTGTCCTTGTGTAAAATCTGAACACCACTCTGGAAAACGTTCCTTTAAAACTTTCTTCATACCTCTAGTGAAAGAGAAAATTCTCCCACTATCCTTCAATTGGTAAAGCCCTCCGACAACAATAAATTGTGTCAATAACCAGCAAACGGACATAATGTCCATTTGCCTTCCTCCTTTTAATCCTCATAAATAAATTTGGTTCGATGTCGAACCGTTATGATTAAAAGAAGGAAGTGGTCATGACGAATTTACACCTCTGTTCACTGCTCCACCTCCATTTTCTGATTATGTTTTTGATTATTTTTTATCTATATATTCTCTGTATTTTTCTTTCTTATCTTTGGTCATCCCACATTCACCAGTTTCATACCTAGAAATAAGTGATTGTGAGCAGCCGATATATTTTGCTAATTCTTTATGTGTAATTTTCTTTTTTCTCCTCTTTAGAAAGTAATCATCCTTTAAATTCATCCTCTTTTCTCCTTGATTAAATTAAAAAGAACGCTCCCCCATGTAGAAGGAACGCTCTTAGTTATGTATTGATTATGCTTGTGGAGTTACAGTTAAAACTGCTACACCTTTCTTAGAACCAACTTTAACAGTTGCTTCTGCAATTACTTGACCTTTTACAGAATCACCTGTTTTTGCAAGTGGTTCGAAATGTGGTTCACGAAGGTAAGCCAGGTCTACATAAGCATCGTTGAAAACAACAATTTTATCTGCTGGAACATGTTTACTTAGAACAAAGTGAACTGTTCCATAGTTAGTGTTGATTGATTCAACAAGAAGACCGAAAGAAGTAGTTACATGACTGTAACCATATTTATCTTTGTAAATAGCATCAATTTGTTCTTTAAGGTCTGCATTAAGGAAAGCATATACATTTCCTTCAGCAAGGTCTTGATTCCAAAGATTACGCATAACTTTCTTTACATCATCTTCAGTAATTGCTCCAGTTACCGGAACTGCATTAGAAGGATCAGCCATTTGAATTAGACCTGATAGTTGACGCTTGAATGGAGTGACAGAACCATCATTTCTTAATCCGTTAATGAATTTCTTCTCCATGTTGATTTTCAATTCAAGAAGACGGTCATTTACTTCCTCTGCAAATTGAGTGGACTTCATAGCAACCGCAGTTCCTGAAATAGATGCACCCTTTTTGAAAATTTCAAGAATGTTGTTTAATTCAGCACGAGCAGTTTCATAAAATACTACTTCATCTGAACCTTCCACCGCAGATAAATCTTCTGCATGGTCAAGTGATTTCTCTCGCCATGTGTAAACTGTAGATAGTGCTTTCTCAATGTTTCCTTTTGCCATAAGCATAGAAGTTAATGGTGTTGCTTGTACTCCAATTACTGCGATTTCCTTTGCAAGTGAAATTTGTTCGATTTCTGTGAAATTAGTAGATTTAAACATTAATAAATTCTCCTTTAGTGTCGGTCACTACCCAATATTTTTAAATATAAAAAGCACCCTACCAATTGTTAAAGTGCTTGTTACCCAAATAATTTAGATAATTTTGTTGCAATCATGCCTTTTGTATCGCCTTTAGTGGCGAATACATCATACTCATTTTGTTTCTTGTGATCTGCAGGTACATAACCCAATTCAACTTTAATTTCATTTAGCAACCCTTGAAACTTTTCAATTTGTGGCTGCAAGTCCTCAATCTTTTGGACATTGAAAAATTCAGCAAACTTTTCTAAACCTGCTGACTTTATCTCAAGAGAAACTTCTTTATGAAATAACTCTTGCTGCTTAGTTTGCATAGCCTTTTCTTCATCCGATAATTCTTTAGGTTTAAACTGTAAAAGTTCATCTCTTTCAGCAACAACTGGATTGAATTCTTTCTCAACCCATTCATTTTTTGCGTTCTGAATTGCTTCATCTAACTGTTCTTGCGTAAAACTGATTTCTTCCATCTTCTCACCCTCCTAAATTGATTAAATAAATTTCAATTCAACCTTTCCTCTTGCAAGGATTGGCTTAGAATTATAACTGCCAGCAAACTCGAAAATAATTTCGTTCAATTCACTGGCAGGTGTATAGTCATAAAAATAGATACCGACTGATTCTTTGTCGCTGTCTGTAATGGCTATTTGTTCAATTTGTGTTTTATCACTTTTGTAAATTGTTAATTTCACATTATCAGGATCAACTAATTCGCCTTTAAAATTCTTGAAATTAACTCTTAGTTGGATTGTATCCCCTTGTATCATTTCATCACCTCCACACGGGAAGGGTTTTTAATTACATGACCTTCCGAAACGTTCATCACCTCTGAAACACTCGAAGGGTTACGAACATAAGAAACATTACTCACACCTTCCAATTTGAAAGCCCTAGAGGAGTTTTCTACTATGGTTACATAGGCATTAGGTGTAAATACATTAAATGGAACCGAAACATTTATATCGCTCTCTAACGGCTTTATATGGGCTATTAGGTTTCTAACTGTTTTAGATTCTCTGTAAGCATATGAGCCGATAGGAGATATAAATGAAGTAACATTTGCTGTACTGCTTCTCACTGTCCTAGAGAACTTTGTAGCGTTAGTTTCTAATTGTGATAAATAGATCGAGACGTTCCTTAAAGTCGCTGTATTCCTTTGTATGGCTGTCTGAATGGGTACTGAATAAGATTGTATTTGTTTGGTTGACTTAACATATTTATCGGAATTTCCGATAATCAAATTGACAAATGAAGCAACTGAAATAGTTTCCTTTTTAGCAGGAGCAGAAGGTACACCAAACATTTGTAAATAAGGATAATCTCCATTAATCCCCCAAACCGTTGCAAATTCCCATCCTGTATATGTGGATTGATTTTTCATCTCAGAAGTTGTTTTACCAATTCCACCTGATGAAAGAGTTTGACCACTTGTCTCCATATCATAGAAAGAGTTAGTTACGTAATCAGGAGTTTGGTGGAATCCAATTAACCCACCTGCATAGTTGTCAGAATTAGGACCTATGACTTTACCTGTTGAAAGGGACTTGTTAATTGGCACATTTGCAATAGACCGACCCACAAGACCACCAACATAGGAAAGACCAGTTACATTGGCATGAGAGAAACAATTATCTACTGAACCAGAGTATGTATAACCAACTAATCCCCCAATATTGCTACTACCTGAAACAAAACCAGTAGTATAGCAATTTTCAATAATTCCAAGTCCTGTTGATTTATGCAAATAACCAACTAATATACCAACATTACTGCCTGTTGATTCAACATTGGCGTTCTCAATCCCTAAGTTTCTAATTGAGCCACTTTGTAAATAGCCAATAAAACCACTTTGACTGGAAGTATCATTAATGGTTAGGTTTTTTATTTTGAATCCATTCCCATCAATATGTCCTTTGAAGAATGGCGAGGCTTTACCAATTGGTATGAAATTCCCCCAACCGGACATATCAATGTCATTAGTTAATTTGTAATATGCTGCGTATCTTAATCTAATGTCATGTAAATCTTGTGGAGTTGATACTAAATAAGGATTACTTTGTGTTCCTGCTCCAAGCATAGAACATCACCTAAACTTTCGGTACTTCAATATTATGTATAACTGTTAATTCATCTTGATCAGATTCAATTGTAAAAGGTGTAAAACTTTCTGTACTGTATGGACTCCCACCTGTAGCCACATTATAAATTACTGACTTTGCAAATGTCTTAGGGGTAGTAATATCAGCGTCAGAACCTTTGATAATCACCTGTAACTTTAAAACTGATTCCCCTGCAAGATGTTGCCAAGTAACCCGACTATCAGAGGGAGACAATCTAACAATTTTAATTCCTGATTCATCTTGTAACTCAATGTACTTCCAATTAGATTGAATGTAATCCCTTAAATTTTTATATGCTGCAGAAGTAATTTCAGCCATTACTTAACCTCCTTCAAATTCTGAATCTGTGTTTCAAGTCGCTCTAATGAACTGACTATTTTCTCTTGTGCTTCATTTTGCTTTTCAATTTGAGCAGTAAGTTTATTTTCCCTGTCAATTGCTTCTTTCCTGGTGGAGTAAAGTAACCAAACAAACAAGATTGCAAAGACACCGTTTGATGCAAATTGTTCTAGAGGAATAGATGTTAAATCCATTGATACTACCTCCTTTCTGCAAGTGATACAAATAACCAACCTAATAAAATTCCTGAAAATACAATAATCATAATTGTCAACTCCTTTGATTAAGTTTAAGAATAAATATGAGTAAAAAAAATAAGAGAGTAGCCCAAAACGGACTACTCATCAGAAAATGGAAGTCAACCAGTGAGATTGACTAAGGAAGTATCAATAAATTATAAACTTGATAGAAGGGAATACCCTTCATTCAAAGTCCCCGATGTCGGGGAGTCTCAATGAAAATTACACCTTTCCACTTGTACACTTTCAGAATCCATTCATAGCAATGGTTGAAGTAAACTTTATCTAAAAAAATCACTCATATTTTTGAGTTTTTTACTCCCTCTCCTATTGTCGATACATTGAAGTCAGTTGTATCAAGTGATCAGAGTGAGTTCATTGGAAAATAATTGCTCATTTTTGAAGTTTTCTATCATAGTAACAGAAAAACCAAAAACGCCTGAAACCGTTGGGAGAGTAAGGAGTTGAGCGTGTTTTCTAAAGTGGTTATGACCGTTTTCAAGCAAAATTAGATTTAATCATTCTGTATTGCTCCTGAAACATTCCTATAACAAAGTTTTGTTAAACTAAAGTTGCCCAAATGAAGGATAACTTTTTCAAGACCCCCTAGAGATATATTCAGTCCGACCGTCATATTGATTGGTCGGATCTTTTTTTTATTGGGAATAAAATCAGTATTTTAAATTACTCTTCATCTTCCTTTAGAGAGGATTAACTCAAAACTGTGACAATCTCATGTGGCTGTAGGTGTGAAATAGTTTTATGTCACGCTGAATTACTCATAACTCTAAGGAATGGCTTTAAATCAATGGTTTAAACGACTCGATTTTCGCTACCCAAATTATTTTTCTTCCTTTAACGGTTATTCTGTAAAATATACCCTGAAATACCGCCATGACTGGGTTTCTTAGTATATATTGATTCTCAATTATTTTTGGAATCCTTTAAGAATGCCTATTTAACGCTTTTTCTAACTTGGACATTCTGTTTCAGATTATACACGTTTTTAATATACCCCCATATGCATACACACCTTTTTCTTCCTTTAGGGGATATTCTGTAAAAAATACCCCCACCCATAACCAAAACCCTTGTCACCACTAGGTTAATTGGACATATACAAATTGATTATCCATTTGAAATTTGACAACGATGTTGATGTATCAAGGGTTAGAGAGATTTCTAAATGGTAACATTTTCATCATACCCCTAACAGGTATTATCATTTAATATGTCTCCTTTGTAGAACATTAAAGAATATCGGCTGTATCCCTTGATAATACTGGATTCTTGGAAAATTTGTGAATCCTTATATTGGAACGATGTTGATATACCAGTACTTAGAGCCATTTCTAAATGGTAACATTCACAATCTCAGAATTATCAAATATGCTTTCCTCTCCCCTTAAACACTCTCCAACTTTTCAGCAAAACATTGATTTAACAACATTCCTACAATTCAGCAGCAATATTAAGATGTCTTTAAAATATTGGTGTATCAAGGCTTACAGGACTTTTTCAGAAACGAACACTTTTTCTTAACATTTCATACTTTTTCGCTTGACTTGTCCTCCCACCAACCCTTACTTTTGGTTGAGGTGTATGGACAACGGCTCTGAAGCAAAGTTGTTGCCTACATTCAAATGATAAAAAATAATCAAATGAAAATAGGCAAGCGACACTTTTGTATATCGGGTTATGGTTTTCCGTATCATCAGCCCCTATTTGTTGTGGATTATTAATCCAAATAAACCTACTGTCAAAAGTTTGCCCATGACAGGTTCAATTACGAAATAATTTCGTATTTTACTTGTGGCTTATCTTGCATGCATATCTGCTTCAAACTTTCCCACCGAACCGTTAATTTGGTCGTTCGCACCATTCAGATACAAGCATGAAATAGGGAAAATGCTTATTGTATCCTATCCTCTAATTTATGCTGTGGAAAGAGTCATTTCCTGACGATGGATATTTATAGTCGATTTATCGGCAACCTCGACTGGAACACCCTAAACAAGACAATGAGAAACTAGACCTTGCACTATATGAAAAAATTTCATAAAATAAAGGTAGGGAAATTCCATATTTAATTGTATGGGATTGTATAAGTTGTAAATCGGCTTAGAGGTGCTACCAACACTTCTAAGCCATTTTCTTTATCTTAGTAACTGAAAAACTAAAAATGGTTGTATCCTTAGAGTCACAAGGAGTTTGACATTTTTCATTTGGTGGTTATTATCTTTTTTTCTCCTCTTGGATAGATTGTAAGAAATTCCGTATATCCTCAATTGTTAGACCTAGTTGCTGTGCACGTTGAATTAGTTGCAGCCATTCCTGATCTAATTGATTGGTCATATTAAACCTCTAAATTGTTTAAAGGATTAAATTTGTCATTCTGCTCTCTAAGGTCATTTCCCCACATTGCAGCATATTTTTCCGTTACAGCAATACTTGAATGGCGCATAAGTCTTTGAACTGCAAAGGTACTCATTCCTGCATGAATACAGCGCTGACAAAATGTATGTCTGAATGTATGAGCAGATAAACGCACATCTTTAAAGTTCATTATTTTAGATAAGCGCTTAAATATATTCTTAACTGCATCAGGTGTTAAAGGTTCACTGGAACGATTAGTAAAAATATTCTCATGAAGGTTCTCTTTACCGAAAAATTGCTCACAGTACACCTTATAAGCAGATAATTCCTTTACTACTTTTTCAGTTATAGGCATAGTTTCTCGTTTTCGGTTCTTCCCAAATACTGAAAGGGTATGATTCTGAAAATCCACATCTGACCATTTAAGTGCTGTCATTTCTGATAATCTGATGCCTGTCCCAATTAAAATGACAATGATTGAGTGATCTCGATAGGCATAGAAAGCCTTCTCACGTTGTTTTATTCGTCTGTAATAGTTGAGCATTTGTTTAATGTGGTAATCAGTGAAAACATCAATCTTAATATCTTCTTTTGCCTTCTTAATCTTCTTAGCAGGATTTTGAGTAATGATTTCACATTCAATCATGTAATTAAAAAATGCTCTAATTCGTTGGAGTTTGGAATTAGTAGTTGTTGCGTTATTTCCTTTTTTCTGATAATGAAGGATAAATTTCTTAATGTGGTTAGGAGTTACTTCTTGAACATTCACAACTTCATTTTCGGTAAGGAAGTCATTAAGTTGTCCAATTATTAATTTGTAACTCTCTAAAGTGTTAGGGGTAACATTCTTAAATTCTCGGTCATCTAAAAAATCTTGAATAGCAAACTTCAACAACAC